ACAATTAAAACAATTGACAATATTAGAATAATGAGTACTAGTAATACAAATTTTAAAGATCTAAAAAGATATAAAACAATCCTTTAATGATAAAGAAATCTTATAAGGATTTTTAAGATTATTATGTGATTGTTTTAAATTATATATACTATCTTTAACTTGTTCTGTTAAATTATATTTATCAGTAATAACATCTAAATTTTTTGTATCAATAGGATCACCTATAATAATTGAGATTGTTTTTTTTGTATTTATTTTACTAAATAAATTAATATTTCTTCCAAACACATCATGACAACCGCAAATAGCAATAGGTAATATAGGTAAGCCAGTTTTTATACTTAATACAATACCACCAGTTTTAAATGGTAGTAAATTTTCATCACATGAACGAGTACCTTCTGGAAATAATAATATTGATCTTGGGTTCTTTTTAATATCATTAATTGCATTATTTATTTTTTCTATTGATTGTTTCGTATTAGATCTATTAATACAAATATCACCTGATAATTTAATAAACCAGCCAAATATAGGTATATATGTTAAACTTTGTTTGCAAATTTTTGCATTCCAGTATGGTAATATTGAATTTATTACGGGTATATCTAAAAAAGATGTATGATTACATACATATACATAATCTTTTGTTCTGTCTATTTTTTCAATGTTATATACATGTATTGTTATACCTGATGACCATAATATAAGTTTTAAATATACAGATTCATAATAACACAACATCTTTTGTATTTTTATTTTTTCTATAAATGGCATTAATAATATAGAAACTATTAAATAAGGTAATCCACTAACAGTAATATGAAAAATAGTATTAAATAAACACCATAAACTTCTTAAGTACATTATATATTTAAATATATATTTTTTAAATATTTTTTAAACATATAATCATAGTTAGTTTATCTAAATATTCTTATGACGAACCAACACTAATATTCGAATAATGTGGAGCAAAATTACATGTTGGTAATTCTTGTTCAATTGCAATTAGGAGAAAACCATCGTATAGATTGGTTAACGAGGCAGAAGCAAGGACATATTAATCAAAAAAAATTCAATTCATTCATTTTGACATGGCGACAACAAAAGGAAATGATGTATGTATTATGTCTACAAATAATTTTAATTTGTATCCTTAATGGTTTTGCTAATGATATTTTTATTATGATCAGTACAACCTAACAGTTTTCGTGTATGATTAAAATAACAAGTACATTGTTCTTTTGTTTCAGGTAAAAATTCAGTTTTCACTGATTTAATTTGGGAACACTCTTTAAAACCTTCTTTATTATCTTTTAATAATGTTTTTAGTTTTGTTGTAATATAATTTTTATCATATATTATATAGAAAAATAAAATCAATAAAATTAAGCTAAATAGAACCGTAGATCCAATTCCAATAAAGAAAAAAACACTTTGAGTGGTACTCAATTCACATTTTTTTTTCTTCTTTTTCTTTTGTATTTGGCATTATTGTATTTGGCATTATTGTATTTGACATTATATATATTATATTAATATATAATATTTTAATATTCTTTTTTTTGTTAATTTACCAGTCTATAATATTATAATTTTATTAATATATTTAATAGCTTTCTTATTCGTAATTTATCGAGTAAGTTTATAAGTTTAAACAAATTATATTTTTCATACTTTTCATATATAAGATTATTAATAACAAAATATTTTGGTAAATTCTTTTATGGTAAAACTAATTTTAATATAAAAAATATATAATGTGTTTTTTTACAATTCTAAATTTTTATGTTCTTTTTGCTCTTCTTGCTCTTCTTCTTGCAGCTCTTCTTGCTCTTCTTCTTGCAGCTCTACTTGCTCTTTATGATTTTGCCTTTCTAATAGTTCTTTTTCATATTTATTTGCTAATTCTTTATTTTTATGATATTTACCTTCATAATGTTTTTTTTTATATGCATTGCATAAAAATACAACATCACATATATCGCAATAATATTTTTGTAATTTTCTTTCTTCTAATGTCAAATGGCAGCTTATTTTATGATTATTTATATTCCAGTGTGTTGTAGATTCATAATCACAAAAATCACATTTTGTAGTTTTTTTTTGCCCATCTCTTTTATGTTTTTGAGAATTTATATGCTTACACCAATCACTACAACGTGTAGTTTTATAATTACATAAATAACAAAAATATTCTTTATTTGTTTTTTCCATATTTAATATATATAAATAAAGGAGAAATTTTTCTTTTTTTTAGTATGAATATATATATATATATTAATTTTTTTAATTTAAACATATTAAAAAAATTAATAAAGAATATTTTTGTTATTTATATTATTGATGTTATCTAGTGGTTATCATAATATTACTCCGGTGCTGTTAACTAATTAATTTATAATTTGCCTTCAACTATAATAATAGTATTATTATGATGGAATAAAGTTCTACACATATAATTTATATCTTCCGCATTAATATTTTTAATAATATCAAAAATTTCATCAAGAGATAAAGGAACAATACCAAAACTTAATGATTTTAGTAAATTATTTAATTCAAATGTTGGATTATTTGAAGAATTTAATATTTTTGTTTTAAATTTATTAATACTTTTTGTAATAAACAATTCATTTATATAATAGTTTTGTAATTTATATAATATTAATAATACTTCTTTTATACATTGATTTCTATTTTTGTTTAAACAGTTAAAATTAATATTAAAAAAACCACAATTTCTAAATGTTTCTAGAGAACTATCAATACCATATACTAAACCTTTATCTGATCTTAATTTTTTAATTAACAATGCTGATAATGAATTTGTTAAAATATTGATCAATATTTTTATTTTATAGTTCCAAATATTAGTTTTGTTAATAGTTTTAAAATATAAATTAACAATTGTTTGTTCATTATCTGTTTTTATAAATTTAATAATAATTTCTTCATTATTTTTAAATTTTATTAAATTTGATGATATAGTATTAAATTGTGGTTTATAATCCCGAATTGGTCCCATCTTTTTTTTAATTTCATTTAAAACTAGATCATTATTAAATTTACCAAAAAATATGATAGTTGTATTTTCTGGAGTATAATATTTTTGTTTAAATTTATTTAATTTATTTATAGTTATGTTATTAATATCATCAATATCACCTCCTACAAATTTTTTATATCTATCGTTAAACATTAATTCTTTTGCTAATTTAACACTTTTGTAACCAGGGTTTAAAGTTATATTTTTTAATTCTTGAATAATAATATTTTTTTCATGTTCAAATTTATCTATAGTTATAAAACCATTAAAATAAATTTCATGTATTATATCAAATAATTGCATTGTGTATTCGGGGTTTCCATTAATATAATATAATGTCTGATCATAATGCGTCTCTGCATTTATATCAGCACCATAATAGTCAATTAATTCATTAATTTGTATTTCAGTATATATTTTAGTATTTGTGAATAACATGTGCTCTAAATAATGAGCAATACCATACTCATCCTCTTTTTCAGATGATGCACCTATAGGAATGTGAATTGTAATATTAACCGTGTTAATTTTATTTGAATTAATTAAATATATTTTGATTCCAGAAGATGATATATACGATTTATAATTCATATTAATATATTAAAATATAATAAAATATTTTATAATATAATAATGGGATTAAATTATGTGTTTATTATGCTATTTAACCATTGACACAAACCCTATATATAATTTCTTCTCCTGCTGTAATAGATGGTCTAATAATTTTAACAATATCACCAGGTTTAATATTATAATATTTGGCAATTCTATCACTTGATAATATACGTGGTAAATTTTCTTTATTTATTTTATATTCAATTAAAATATTCTTTGCTTCCGTATCTGATAATAAAATATGTTTTGGTACTAAATTATTATCCACAATATTAACCATTAAATCCACATCATTAAATACCTCTGTATTATTATATTCTAATAATTGTTTTTCAATTTTAGTAGATCCAGACACAATTACAAGTATTTTTTTATCATCATTTCTATTTAAAAAACTTTCAATATTTTCTGATTTTCTTATAGTATTAAGTTTTTCTGGTATAATTTTTAAATGAAAAACTTTATTATTATATTTTATAAATGTTTCATAATTCTCATTTGTAAAATTATTAATACAATTTTTTATTAATTCATTTAAATTACTATCTTCAAAATAACCTCTATTATATAACATTTTTATGAAATTTTTAATAATAATTTCATTTTTTTCTTCATCACTATATGTTAAGTTAATTAACTTTTTCATTTGTTATTTAATATATAGTTTAAATATTATTTTAAGTTTTTTAAATATCAATTTTTTTTATATATATATAAATATATATAAAAATATGTCAGATGAAATATTATATTTAATAATATTTATAATTAGTATGCTCATAATTAGCAAAGCATGTAATATTTGTTTTAAAAAAATAATTTTATATATTATAATCATATTAGTTATACTTTATTTTATAAATAAAGTTAATTATTTAAAAATAAATGAACCATTCACTCAAACTGTAAGTAATTTATGTAATATTGTGAAAGATAGATTAACTGATGTAGTAAGTAAAACTTCATCTAAATGTGTTAAAGATGAAAAGAAAGAATCAAGACAACTAATAAATGAAGCAGTTGATTGTTATAATTTTACAGGTAATGAAATTGTTTCAACAAATAATGTTTCTTCATGGTGTGATTTAAATTCTGTTGATATTGATATAATTAATAAAGCTATTGAAAAAATTTAATTTATTATTATAAAATAATTTAAATTTAATTTAATTAAATTAGAAAATAATATATATATAATATATATATATTATTTTAAATGTATTACGCCGAATATAACAATTCAAATGAAGAAGATAAAAAATCAAAAAAAATAAAAAAAGATAATGAATATGATAATGATTATCTAGTTAATCAAAAATTAGCTGAATATAACAATTTAAATGAAGAAGATGAAATGTCTAAAAAATTAAAAAAAGATTATGAATATAATAATAATTATCAAATCAACGAAGATAAAAATATACAACCTATATATAATGACTATTATAAACCACAATCTGGTTTTTGTGATATGTCATTTGGTGGATTAATTAAAAATAAAAAAACTAGCACAATTGTAATACCAGTAAATGCTGATTTAGAATATGACAATGATTGTAAAATGGGATACAGTACAACATTATTAATTCCTGTTACTGTACCTACAATTACTGAGAAATCTCCAGTTGTTATCATACCAGTTATTACTCAACAAAAAATAGATAACAATAATAAAAATATAGTAAGTACTACTATACAACAACCTATATTAGAAGCTAAATTAGAAAACAATAAGATTTCTGTTAAACCAATTGAAAATATCACAAATGTTTCAGCAAATGCTCAAATTGTCACAGCTGTTACTAATGTAAATGAAAATAAAGATAAATTAGAAGCTACTACAATTACTTCATTACCTATTAAATTAGATGAAAATAAAAAAGTTGTAACAGAAAGTAATTTTATTAATACTGATATTAGTGGATCGCATACAAAAACAGATACTAATATAACAATCTCACAAACATGTTTAGATGGTAAATTACAATGTGATGTAAAACAAAAAATAAATTCTATAAAATCTGATAATTCTGATATATCAAATGATTATGTTACTTATTTACAATCAACTAGAACAATTATTGATTTATCATCAGGTGAAATCGATTTATATGGAAAGAATGAAGTAGATCGTATTTCAACTATACCCACTAATTTTGTAAATAGTGATACAGACATAAGTAAAAATATTATGTTAGCAAATGATGACAATACATTAAAAATAGAAATACCATCAGCAGCAACAACAGTTGTAAAAGTAAATGATAATGGAGAAGTAATGAATACTAAAACACAACCTATTAAAGTTAATACTAAAGATCCATGCAATGTTGAAACATTTATTGAAAGATTTACTATAAATAATACAGAAGGTTATTCTGTATCGTCTGTTTTTGAAAATTTTACAACTGGTAAATTAGATAATTTACCTAATGTAAATATTCCTGTATATACAACAAAATAAATTATTATATAGTTAATGAATACTATAATAAATATTTATTATTTATATCTTAAAATATAAATAATAAAGCATTTTTTTGAATATTTATATAAATTTATTATTAGATTGTAACCATTGAATTGTATATTTAAATCCTTTATCAAAGCTGGTCTCTTCTTGCCATCCTAAGTTTCGCAATTCGGTAGATTCTATTGCATATCTATAATCATTAAAATTACGATCAGGTATATATTCAATCCAGTCTTCTACTTTATCATTTGGTTTTAAATATTTAATTAATTTGTCAGCTATTTCAGAAACTGAATATTCATTATTAGTACCTATATTATATATATTATTAATAACACCTTTTTGTAATATAATTTCAACAGCTCTTGCAACATCGTCTACATAAATAAAATTTCTCCTTGTTTCACCTATACCATGTATAGTACATTTTTTATTATTTATTAATTGATTAATAAATTTAGGTATTAATTTCTCAGGATATTGTCTCGGACCATATACATTATTGCCTCTTGTTATAATAATAGGCATATTAAAAGAATAATAATATGATCTAACAATAAATTCTGCACCTGCTTTAGTAGCAGCATAGGGGTTAGTTGGATTTAATAAACTTTTTTCAGTACATCCCGTGTGATCAATATCAACTTCTCCATACACTTCATCTGTTGAAATATGAATGAAACGTTTTATTTTGTTATAAACTTTGCAACATTCTAACAACGTATGTGTTCCTAAAATGTTATCAATTGTGAATTCTAAAGAATTCCCAAAAGAATTATCAACGTGTGTCTGTGCTGCAAAATGAATTACTGTATCTATCTCGTGTTCATTTAAAATATGAAAAACCAAGTCTTTATTTTTTAAATTTCCAATAACTAATTTGTCATGATTAACATCATTTTTATCAGAACAATAATCTAATTTATCAAAATTAATTATTTTTACATGTGGATATTTTTTTTTGTAAAAATTTATGAAATTAGAACCTATAAAACCACAGCCCCCAGTTACTAATAAATTAACAGGACTAAACATATAATATAAATTATTAAATATATTATATGTTTTATTATAACCTTAAATTATTTTAAGGAGTTTTTTATTATATTAACATTATATATTTTGTAATATATATCTTCAATATCCATTATATATTTTGTAATATATATCTTCAATATCCATTATATATTTTGTAATATATATCTTCAATATCCATTATATTATTAAACCATCTATTTTATCCATTTTTTGCCTGATCTGGATGAATTGGAAAAACTCTATTAATTTCGGGTTGTGGATATTTTTTAAGATATGCGCCTATCAATCTATATCGTGGACGGTCTTTTAGCGAATTTAATTTATTAGTACCTTGGTACTTTATATTATTGCCTGTACATTTATGATATGTATAAGGTTCATCTTTAGTTGTAGGAGTCGGCATCTTATCGTAACTTATATAATTATTCAGATGTTCAAAATAAAACTTTATTGTATTTATTAACAATGTTAATGGTTTAATTTCATTTAAATAATTAATTATTATTTTCTTATTATTATCATTTTCTTCTTTTATTTTGATTTTTATAGTGTCATTTCGTGTTAAAAAATTTAAATAATATTTGTTATATTTTTCTATTGTATCACATAAAATTTTATATATTTCTATGATTTTATCTATATTTTTATTATATTTTATTATATTATTATTATATTTATTTATATTTTTATCTATTTTTTTTTTTAATTTTTCATTTTGTGTTTTTTTATTTTCATATTTTTTTTTTAAATATTGTAATATATTTTCAATTAATTTTTTTTTTATTTTTATTTTTTTTTTTTTTTAATTTTTTATTTTTTGTTATTTTATTTTCATACTTTACATATAAATATGTTAATATATTATCAAATAATTGTTCTTCTATTTCTATAAATACATCGTCTGATAATTTTTTGTCTTTACCTGATAAAAATTTATTTTTGTCTTTAACTATATTTTCTAATTTATGATAATTATTTCCATATAGTTTTGTGTTTTTCCAATAATTAAAACCCCTCAATCCACCACCGCTTTGTTTTAATTCTAAATATTTAAGTTTATATTTTAAATATTTATTGTAATATTCGTCTTGGATATTTATATCCATAATCCATAATATATATTATATATATTATATTTATTTTAATAAATGAATAATGTTTTTAACATAATCGACGTATTTATGATTATTTACTAAATCTTGATATCTGTTTTCAGCTATTTCGGCATTATAATTTTGTAATAATCTTAAACATTCTAACGTATACTTGTCACTCTCAATAAAATTAATTAAATTACCATATTTTTCATCATACCACAAATCATTGCTTTTTTCGCTAATAACTAATATTTTATTAGCAATTAACGGAATTATTCGATGAACTTCTAAAATTGTTCTACCAGAATAGTAATGAATATTCAATCCTATTTTTGTTTTATTGTACAAATTTTTCAGATCATCGCCCCAATAATTATTACTTATAACTAATTTATCTTTTTTATTCCCATAAACACTGATTAATGTTTTTAGTTTATCGTATCTAGAATTATTTATTGAGCCTAAAAATGAAAAATCAACAGTTTTCTCTGAATTATCATTATTATAATTATACTCCATATTTTTACTATATCCTAATGGTAAAAAATGTGCTTTGATATTATATTTTTCTAGTTCTTTAATATTCTCTAATGAATAATCCAATATTAATTCCGCGCCAGATAATTTATCAAAAAATATAGGGTCCCAAACTTTAGTTGTAGTTAGTTGTTCAATATTATACGATATGTATCGTTTTGGTAATAATGCATTTTCATGTGTTGTACAAATTAAGTATATATTTCTGTTATCAACTAAAGAATAGGATTTGACAACTTCGTGTTTTATATCTAGTTCGGTTAGCGCTTCATGTAAAGCGTTAATTATAATTTCGAAATAGCATGAATTATTTACTAGTCTCAACATTTATATTTATAATATGTTATTTTTTAAATATATTTTGAATTAGTTTATATTTATATGCATTAAATTATCAATTTTTTTATTGTTTGCTAATTCTTATATCATTATAGACAAAAGTAATAGATTATTAGTTTCTTTTATTACATTTATTCTGATCAAAACTACTCAAATAGTCAAGTTTATTATTCTGATCAAAACTATTCAAATAGTCAAGTTTATTATCATGATCAAAACTATTCAAATAGTCAAGTTTATTATCATGATCAAAACTATTCAAATAGTCAAATTTATTATTCTGATCAAAACTACTCGAATAGTCAAATTTTATTATCCTATAGTACAAACAAGTCTTTACAAAGCTGGTGTAGAGGGTGTACTAACAACACTAGTACTTTTATATTTACTGATCATCATAGCTTGTATCATCCTGAACATCATCACAATAACCAGCATCATCACAATAACCAGCATCATCACAATAACCGGCATCGTCACAATAACCAGCATCATCACAATAACCAGCATCATCACAATAACCAGCATCATCTTTATTCTTTTTAATAATATCTGATGAATACTGTGGATATGGCTGATACGGTGAATACTGCGGATATGGCTGATACTGCGGATATGGATGATACTGTGGATATGGATGATACTGTGGATATGGATGATACTGTGGATATGGCTGGTACTGTGGATATGGTTGATACTGTGGATATGGTTGATACTTTGAATATGGATGATACTCTTGATCCTTCTGATTGGTCTGCATCTGAAACAACTTTTTGTCCAAGTTATCCAGTTGATTTTCATCATCTGTTACTTCTGGTGCTTCTGGTGCTTCTGTTACTTCTGGTGCTTCTGGTGCTTCTGTTACTTCTGGTGCTTCTGGTGCTTCTGGTACTTCTGGTACTTCTGGTACTTCTGTTACTTCTGGTGCTTCTGGTGCTTCTGGTGCTTCTGGTACTTCTGTTACTTCTGGTGCTTCTGGTACTTCTGTTACTTCTGGTGCTTCTGGTACTTCTGTTACTTCTGGTGCTTCTGGTACTTCTGGTACTTCATACTGCTGTTGCTGCTGTTGCTGATTACCAAAATTACCTGATTTGTCCAGTTTGTTTAAGTACTGTTTAATCTGTAGCTGTAGGTTGTTCAGGAACTGTAGTTGTTGTTGTTGTTCCTCCTGTTGCTGTTTCTGGCTGGTCTGTTCCTGGTTGGGCTGTTCCTGGTTGGTCTGTAGCTGCTGTTGCTGCTGTTCCTTCTCCTGCTGCTTGTTGTTTTCATCAGCTAAAATAGCAATAGATGTTTTTAACACATTAACATCTGACAATGAATCATCCCTGGTATAATTTTTAGGTGGGTCTATAATTCTATTAAAGAATCCTGTGCCATATTTTTTTGTACCAGATAGATTTGTGATAGCTGTAGAAGCTGTATAAGCAGAGTAAGCTGTATAAGCTGTGGAAGCTGTGGATGATGAAGAAGCGGATGAAGCTGTGAAAGCTGAATAAGCTTTACTAGTCCCAGAAGACCCACTACTGCCGTTTGAATTACCCATATCACCAACAAAATATCCACCGCTTCTGAAAAACTTGCTACTGCTGCTTGAATTACCCACGCTGTTCACAAAAGACCCATTACTGCCATTTGAATTAGCAGCACCACACACAAAAGACCCATTACTGCCATTTGAATTAGCAGCACCACTCACAAAAGACCCATTACTGCCATTTGAATTAGCAGCACCACTCACAAAAGACCAATTACTGCCATTTGAATTAGCAGCACCACTCACAAAAGGCCCACTATTGATAACTTCAGATGAACCACTGATAGAACTATTTTTCAACAATGAAGAGATAACAGCAACCAACGCTTCTTCTGTAGAACTTCTGTTAGCTGTTTGTGCTATGTTTCCTAAATGTAGGCTTGGAGAAACCGCAGAAGTCTGGTTGCTTGATGTAGATACTGCGACAGCAAACAAAGATAAATTAATATATATATGTTAATAATCTATATTAAAGATATTGTACAGTTTCCTAAATTAAGGAGTATATATACATTACCTGAATAGGGCGCCAAACCATCATTAAACGCACGAATAACTGGTATAGCTTCAAGCTGCTGATCTTGAACTACCACAGGAACTTTTACGACATGTATTTTATTTGTATGATATACAAGTATATCATTATGAATAGCTCTTATTGTAGATAAATCCTTATGGGGTTGCATTCCTCTGTGTATATGTCCAGTCCCATAAAGATTTGTAGAATCCATATTGACTTCCTGTAATCCTGTAATCCTGTAATCCTGTAATCCTGTAATCCTGTAATCCTGTAAAAAAAAAGAATAGTTATATTATATAAAAAAATCCCAATCCATGAAGAAGAACAGCTTGCTATTCATTTACCTTCTATATTTAGAGCGGGATCATGATCAGAAACTCCGATCCCGATCAGAGTGTATGGTCGCGCTCAGCATATAAACTATTCTGATTCGATAATTCAGAATAGTTCAATAATTCTGTATAATTCTGTAGAGTTATCTCTATTAACATTAGATATATATAAACAAAGTATGCTCATATGCTTAATAGAAAACTACATAGTAGGATCTTCGGAGATCAGTTGTCACATAAATGACAAATTAGTCATATATTTCACGTGAATAGCATATGACACATATCTCGTGAATAGCATGTGGCACGTGGCACGTGACACGTGAATAACATGTAATATTAATTCTATACAAATAGTTATATAATATACGCGGATTAAGAAACTTCGGAAACTCTGGAAACTCCGGACTGCAAAGTTGTATTTGCGCTAGATATCTAGCGCAACTAAGTTATTGCAATATAGTTATTGCTATATTGCAATAAAGACGCAAAACAGTTTTTTATAATTATTTGATGATATATGTGCTTGTGTATATATTCATGCATATGTAAATGCGTAGTTGCGCTTGAAGGATCTTGTGATCTTTGCGATCTTTGCAGAGATCATGCGTTTAAAATATGTCGAAGCGACAGAGGACAAATAACAATAAACGAGGTATGTATGATGATTTAAATTGTTGCTTGCTGCTTGTTGCTTGCTGCTTGTTACTTGTTACTTGCTGTTCTCTGTTTGTGATCTTTTTTATTGCTGATCGCAATATCTGTAAGCATTCTATTGCAAATAGCATTCTATTGTAAATAGCATGCGTTCCATATCTATATACATCTATAGATATGCATATCAATAGATATGTATATAATATGCAAATTATGTTGTAGGTAGTAAATCATCGATTCTAGCTGTCCCAGTCCTGTCATATCTACCAGAAGATTTACAGAATACTTTACAGCAAGTTATTAATCATCACGATACTTTGTACAAGTATCAGCTCAGCTATCATCTAAAGCAGCTAGCAGAACAGCATTTTCGAAGTGGTCCTGGTGGTCGCGTTGATCTTGGTAGCTTCAACCTTTCTATCAGACCAATCGGTTCCATCGTCACAGAAACAGTAACAGCATCAATCGGTGTTGTTAGTAGCTTAGAGGATATATTATCAACAACACTTAGACTATCATCAGGAGCAGAAGTACAGATTAGCCAGTTCACTGGTGGGAGGGATAATGTGACACTTAAAAGCAGACAATGGCACATCTTTAATCTTCTTAATGAAAGATTTGGAGACCATTCCTGTTTACCCAGTATAGTGTCATTATCTCATCTGAGTAATGCTAGTATTTTCACAGATGATGTAGTGGTCTCTATATTCTATGAACTCTTAACAGAAGCAGAAACACCTGTTACAACAGCAGCTATTAAAGCAGCAGCTATTCGTATCAGGCAAGAAGGAGCTAGTACATCTGCAAGCGTTACTGTTTCTGATCCAGATGACCATGAGGAACAGCTGGTACAGCTGATGCAGCTACAACAGCACCATATAGCTGATCAACAGGAGATTCAGGACTTGAGGCAACAGCTGGCTATTTTACAGCTTCAGATGATACCAGAAGAACCTACTGGTAGTAGAGAAAATCATGTGCTACATCAAAGGTCAAGAAGAGGTAGAAGAGCCAAGACAATACTATCAGGTAATTTATGATGATGATGTTCATGTTTTATTTATAATATAATTCGTATTAATTAATAATTGATATTGTTATTGTAGGTGCTAATGAACAAGTGGCTAATCATCTGATAGATGATGATATGTTAGTATCAGATATTATATCTGAATTATTTGCAGATGATATGGAAGATCAGCAGGCAGGTATTATTATAGGTGATCGACCAGAGTCTGTACAGCTTGAGCAGCATGAACAACTGGAGTTGTCTGTTCCTGGTATGATACAGCAAGAGCAGCAGGTATTTCAGGAGGAGCAGGTATTTCAGGAGGAGCAGGTATTTCAGGAGGAGCAGGTATTTCAGGAGGAGCAGGTATTTCAGGAGGAGCAGGTATTTCAGGAGGAGCAGGTATTTCAGGAGCAGCTAGAGCAACCTGTGTTTCAACAACATGAGCAGCAAGAGCAGCAAGAACAACCAGAGCAACCAGAGCAGCTAGAGCAACCAGAGCACCCAGAGCAGCTAGTGCAACCTGTGTTTCAACAACATGAGCAGCAAGAGCAGCAAGAACAGCCAGAGCACCCAGAGCAGCTAGTGCAACCTGTGTTTCAACAACATGAGCATCCAGAGCAGCTAGAGCAACCTGTGTTTCAACAACATGAGCAGCAAGAGCAACCAGAGCAGCCAGAGCAGCCAGAGCAGCCAGAGCAGCCAGAGCAGCAAGAACAACCAGAACAGCAAGAGCAGCAAGAACAGCCAGAACAGCCAGAGCAGCCAGAGCAGCCAGAGCAGCAAGAACAACCAGAACAGCAAGAGCAGCAAGAACAGCCAGAACAGCAAGAGCAACTAGATCAACCTGTATTTCAGGAGCAGCAAGAGCAACCTGAGCAGCCAGAACAGCTTTTGTTTGATATGGATGTAGATGGTGATATTATAGTAATAGATATAATACAACCAGCAGCAGAACAGCCAGCAGCAGAACAGCCAGCAGCAGAAGCAGTTCAGTTACCACTTATTCAAGATGTATTTGATCAGGGGCAGTTTGTACCAGATGACATTGCAGTAGCTATTCAGCAAGCTGCAGTAGCAGCAACTCAAGTAGCAGCAGCTCCAGCAGCTATTATTGTACCAGAAGTTATACCACCACCTGGTATTAATATGGTTCAATTACCTCTTCAAGTTCCAGCAATAGCAGAAAACAGCCAGATACCAATCCGTAGTCAGTGGGTACCAGAGCCTGATGAATTTATGCATTTCTCAGAAATTTCTAATGTTACTGAGACTAAGGTTCTGAATACTTGGAACAGACAAGCAGCACAGATGGCAAAATATATGCTGGATGATATTATGTTGAGACAGGTAGAAAGACCAGATGTATATGTCAGAGCTCAGTCACAGAGCAGCAGCCAAATGAAGGAGTTTGATATCAGTGATTATGTATCAGTTAATCTGGATGCTCTGTTACAGGTTAGTAGTATCATCCCACCAGATGTGGTAGAGTGGTGGAAGGGCTATTTTAAGAAAATCTATGATGATTTTCAAAAGATAGCCTTTGCCTGTTACAGCAGAGATGTTATGTTCCAGGAGCAGCTTAAAGCTTATGCAGAGAATATGCGTACTCTATTAGTAGTTACTAGCTGCAACACTGTTAATGTGGAAGTTCAGTCAGCTGTGATGCAGATGAGGGACATCATTGAGACAGCCAAGGATGCACAGAATGCAGCAGTAGTTATTGTGGCAGACAGGACAAGAGAGATGGCAAATTTGCAACAGAAGATAGATGGAATCAGATTGTCACAAGAAGCAGCTTCTTTATACCCTACTAGGGTGTTTAAGTCTTATCTGGCTGTAGCAGACCTCCAACCAGATGGTGATATATGGGATGTGATCAGAACAGCAGCAGCAAGTGAAACTGCTGTAGCAGCATGGGAAGAAGCAGTTACGAGCTTTTCATGGAGAGCAGAACTTCTTTCAGAGGTATGTATGACGAATAATTGGGAGCTTCGACATAGTAATATCATGAATATTGAGGAAGATATGTTGTTATCAGATGTGGAGATATATGCTTTATTAGCAACTGCAGCAGCTTCATCCCGTATTAGTAATGGGCAGAAGATCATCGTGTTGTCTTCTCAGACTGTTAGAGATGCCTGTAGCAGCAGCAGCACCAGCAGCAGTAGCAGCACCAGCAGCAGCTTGAGAAGAAACAGCAGCTCACTATTTAGCCCGTCAGTAACAGCAAAATTATCTGATGCTGATTCAGTATTATTTGCTGTTAATACTGATACATATGGGAGGGGTATTCATTGGGTTTTGTGTGTATTGAAGCCTAAGCAGTCTAAGGTTTTGTTGTTTGATTCTATGAAGTATGTGACTGCTATCGAGCATCTTCAGTCAATAAGAGAAGTGGTGCAGCAGATGTATCAGAGGGAGTTTATCTTGGAGGAAGTAGCATTAAATCAGCAGCTTGATGCCTTATCATGTGGGTATCATGTAGTAGTGAATGGGGTGTGCAGTATGCACTATAACAATATAAAATGTTATAGTGATGATAAGGCTAGGGAGCTTGTTAAGGTTTTGGCTAAGCTTATGGTGGGATACTGGGTTGTTAAGAAGAAGCCATCAGAAGTAAATCTATTTGAGCAGCTAGTGGATAACCTTATGGAGACAGCTAAGCAGCAGCTACAAACCAAGCTACCAACCCCTATTGTGAAGGAACTGGATGATGAGTCAGATGTTTTACTGGATTCAGAGAGTAAAATGGAGTCTTTGTTTGGCTGGATGATTAATCAAATAAAGTTGGAGCAGCATATCAGCCAGCAGCAGCATACCAGTCAGCAGCAGCATACCAGTCAGCAGCAGCCTGAAGTACCTACTCCATCTGTTACTATTCCAGAATTAAGAAAAAATAAAAGGCGTTCATGAATGGTAGGATATAGGGGGCTATGATCTTCGCAGTTCTATTTATTATATATTTAAATCTTGTAATAAATCTAATAAATCTAATATGATATTATATTTAGATCCATAATATTACTTAAATAGAAATAGCTAAAATATAATAATAGCAACTATGGCTCAGGAACAGTTCTTCACTCCTATGTCTGGTAAAAGTAATGTAGATACATTAATATTAGAAGATGATATTATTGAAATATCAGATGATGTTATTGAAATATTAGATGATGATATTGAAATATCAGATGATGTTATTGAAATATCAGATGATGTTATTGAAATATCAGATAAATCTAATTATAAGCTTGAACCAAAGAAAGAAAAACAAGAAAAACAAGAAAAACAAGTAAAGAGAGGAAGAGGCAGACCACCTAAGACACAAAAAAAGATCACAAAATCTAAAGCCAACAAAATGGTTACAACTGAAAGTTGTAAAGTGAAGAGAGGCAGAGGTAGACCACGTAAAAATATCTAATTGGGTTATAGATTTATCATCCGTAGATAAATCTATAAACTAGTTATTAGACTAGCTAGATATTAAAAAAATTGAAATCTGTATATTTAGACTAGTAAAAAAATATTTTATTAATTTAAAGGTTGAAGTAATAGAGAAAGTATATATTGTTTATGTCTTCAGAACTAGTGTTTGAATATAACAATAATGATCAAAAAGATAATAAAAAATTATTAAACTTGATAGATAAAGCTCATAATATATTATACAATGCAGAAAACATTTCAGGTGAAAATGCATTAAATGACATTATGAATTTCTTATTTCTTAAGATGTTAGAACCAATTATTTCTGACAAAGAAGAAGAAGGTAAAATTGACATATTTAATAAGAAATATTATAAAGAATTAAATTACGATAATTCTGAATTAGATCAGATTTTTAAATATTTTAAAATAGACAATCTTTTAAAATGTGATTTAAAAGAATTAAGAAATATAAATGAAACTCAAGATGCAATTAGACAAATTGGAGAAATTTTAGTTATTCATCCTATTACTAAAATGATATATACAGAAAATAATTTTATTAAAACTAAAAAAGCAACAACTATACAAAATTTATTAGATGTGATAAAAAATATTGATCTTAATGAATTTAAGGATAATGAAGATATTATTGGTGATATTTATGAACATTTTATTAATGGATATGCAAAAAAAGGATCTATGTTAGGACAATTTTTTACTCCTAGAAAATTAATGAAATTAATATTAAATTATAAGAAAAAACATATTGAAGAATTGATTAATAATTCTAATGAATCATTTAAAATTTATGATTCCTGTATGGGAACAGGAGGCTGGATTATTTCAGGTTATAATATGTTTAAAAGTGATAAAATTTTACTATCAGGTGGAGAAGTTGAACCAAGAACATTTCAATTTGGACTAATGAATTTGATTTCAACTTTACATAAGTTTCCACATGATGTTCAATGTGAATCTAGTTTAACACATGTAAATGATAAAAAACACAATTTAATTTTAACAAATCCTCCTTTTAAAACTTCATTTCCATTTAAGCAATTAGAAGTAAATTTTAAAGAAGATAAATATAATAAGATAAAATTAGATGATATATATATACTAAATAAAAATAATCCTCAAGTACAGTTTTTGGAGTTAAATTTATATAAATTAGAAAACAATGGTATGTGTATTATAGTTTTACCATATGGAGAATTATTTTTTAGTTCTTCTTATAAAAAACCAAGAGAGCATTTTATGAATAAATGTAATATTACGGATATAATATTAATGCCATCTGGTATATTTACTCACACATGTGTTAAAACTTGTGTATTGATATTTCAAAACAATGGTAAAACAAAAGAAATAAAATTTTCAGAAAGTAATCAAGAATGTACACAAATAAAATTATTAAAAAATGTAAATGTAAATGAAATAAAAAAAAATAAAAATATTTCATGGTATATAAATGATTATATTGAACATAAAATAAGTCAAGTAAATGAAAATATAGAAGTAATTGAATTTGGGCAAATTTTTGATCTTATAGAAGGAACTATACAATCATCTAAAGTTGAAGAAGAAGAAAATGGTATTACATTAGTAACAGGTGCCATTACATACAAAAAAATACAGAAAATTCATAATATAAAAATAATTAATGGTAATAATTTATTTGTTAGTACAAATGGCAATGGTGATAAAATACCAATTAAATTTTTTAATGGTGAATGTTATTATAGTTGTTTAATGTCATTATGTAAAATAAAAGACAATTTTATAGACAAAATTAATATTAAATATATTTATTATTATTTATTAAATAAAAAAGAATATATTGAAGAAAATTATCAAAAAGGAAGTACTAATAAAACATTAGATATTGATAATTTTAATATTATGAAAATACCAATTCCATCTATTGAAAAACAAAACAAAATAGTTGAACAATTAGATTTTATTGAAAAAAATATTATTGATACACAAAATGTAATATTACAATATAATCAATTAAATGAATTATATTTAAATAATCAAAAGATATTTGATAATATGAATAAAAAACTAGGTGAAATTAGTGTTATTAATCCTGATAATATGAAAACAGGGCAATACACAGAAATAAATTATATTGATATTGCTTCTGTTAAAGGAGGACAAATATTAGAATTACAAAAATTAACAAATGATTTTCCATCAAGAGCAAAAAGAATAGTTAAGAAAGGTGATATATTATATTCGTCAGTTAGACCTAATTTAAAAGGATATGTATATATTAGTGATGAAATTAATAATTGTATTGCTTCTACTGGTTTTGCACAAATTCGAGTAAAAGAGTCAAATATAATTTTATCAAAATATTTATATTATGTTTTGACTACTGAGTTAATAACAAAAGAATTAGTAAGTAAAGCAAAAGGAGCACAATATCCTGCTGTATCATTTGATGACTTTGAAAATTTAGATATTCCAATTCCATCTATTGAAATACAGAATAAAATAGTTGAGTATTGCGATCATAATAATAATTTAATAATCAAATTAAATAAAGTAATTGATAGTAATAAATTACTTATGAAAGATATTATAACAAATCTATAAATAATAATATTCTAAATCTTGCAATGGAATTTTAGAATCAATTTCATTTATTAATTTATATTTAATGTTAACATTAATTTTTTTATATTTATTATCATACTTTTCTTTAATAATTTCAATACATTTATCACGCGCTTTATAACACTCTTCCTTATGCCAATAATAGTTCAAGTTATTTGGATGGATATCTCGAAAACAGAATTTTGGATACTTATCTCGTAAATTACCAAATATTGGCATCCAATTATTTGGTAATTTATTATAAGTTTGTTCATCATATACATTATTAACTTTTAAGAAATTCATAAATTTACTAAACATATTATAACCAGTTGTACAGTATTCATTAATAATTTCTGTTGGTATTTCATCACCTTCATAATTAAATACATTACTACTTTTGTTATTGTTTTCTATTTTATCACTATTATTACTAGAGTTTTTTATTATAATATCTTTACCACATTCAGATATTATATAATCCAAATATTTTTTAATATGTTGTTTTCCTATTTCATCTGGATAGATAGGTAATAATATATGTAGTATTTTATTAGGTTTATATCGTAGTCCTCTACCTATACTTTGTCTAATATCTATATCTGAATTTTTTGGATCTGCAATGCAGATAAAACTAACTTGCGGATTATCATATCCATATCCAATTTTTTTAACTGATATTATAACAGCTTTATTAGTATCTTTTTCAAATTCTTTAATATCATCATCTTTATTGTCAATTACATCTATCTTTTCAGAAATATAAATATAAACTTGAATATCATTTTGTTTTTTCATATGTTTGTATAAATAGATGGCATTATCACATGTATTAAGATATATAATTCCTTTGGATTTATTGTATTCTTTCATAGAATTACAAATTAATAAACCTAAATCAGCATAATCTTTTTTAACTTCTAATTTTTTACATATTGTCTTAAAATCACACAATATATTCATATTAATTAATTCATAAACTTTAACTTTTTCTATAATTTTACCAAATATGTTTTCTTTTGTTGTCATATCTTCGGTAGGCGTTGCAGTTAAAAATAATTTATATTTTGATTCAATAAAATCTTCTTTATCTGATATAGTATGCGCTTCATCATAAATTACTAAATCAAACTGCGTATTTATAAAATTATCATAACTTTGATAGCAAGCTGTTACTATTATATTTTGTTCACCTTTAAAAATATATTTTGTATCACTGTTATGATAAATTTTATAACCATTGATGTAGTTACATATATATTTATCTTCTACAATTTGTTTATTTAATAATATTCTAGGTGTTAATATTAAAATGCTATTTGGTTTTAATTCTGAAATAATTTTATACATAATATGTGTTTTTCCAAAACCGGTTGGAGCTTTAATCAAAACTTTTCCATATTGTTCTAAATTATAGATAGCATCATCTACATATTCTTTTTGAATTATATTTCTTTCATCTAACTCTTTATTAATACTGTCATTTTTTAAATTATTTTTATCATCATTAGTTATAGGTTTTAAAATGTTTTCAAAAAATAAATCATCTGGTGTATATTTAGTAAATTGTATATTATTTGTAACAAAATAATGTTCTAACACATCTAATGTTAATTTATCAGCATCATAAAATTCAATTCCTCCACCTGTATTTTTAAATCTAATATCATCAAAATGTTTTTTAAAATTGTTATCTATAATATAACAATTTTTACTTACTTTATAATAACATATTAATGGTACGTTATCCACATAACCAGTACGATACGTTTTACATCTAGATATTATATTACATGTCGAACCTATTTTTATTCCTAATTTGTTTAATTTTTCAGAATAAGTATAATATTTATGACACAAACAATAAATAATGTTCATAAGTTATTAATAAATAATAATTAAAAAACAAATATATATTATTTTCAATTTTTTTAAGAATTAAATGAAAAATAGTAAATATAAATTAGAAAATATAATTATTTAGATATTAAAAATAATACTAAATAATTTACAAATTGAATTGATTAAAGAACAGGAAAACATATATTAGGAAAAATAAATTTTATGTATGTATAAAAGATTTATTATATTTGTAAATATAATAAATTATATATAATAATAAAATTATAAAAACAAATATCACAAAACCATATTTCATAAATTGTTTATTAAAACTATAATATCTAAATATATTACCATCTTCTCTATTTAAATAAACAACATCTTTGTTTAAAATGTATTTATTTATTTTTTGTAATTTATTTGGTATAATTATTAAATTATCTGTAAAACCATCTGAACTAATATAAGTAAATTGTTTATTAATATTTAATTTCTTCATAATATTTTCATTATATCCATAACCAGTAGCACTATTTATAAATGAAAAATAATTAATAAAATTAATTATAAAACTAATTTTACTTATATTCATCATATAATTTTTATATTTCTCTTCACCTTTTATATGCATAATTTTTTTAGAATATAAATTATATAATTCTGTATTTGGATATACTTCAAAAACTTGTAATAAATATCTATTTTTTAAATTTTCTATAAATATACCACGATGTAACAATCTTGCATTAAATACTAATATATCACCTCGTTTAATCTTAATTTGTTTTCTATTATTATATAATTTTAAAGTTTCATATATATTATATGTTGGATTATTATGTGATTTAGGTATAATTTCTAAAATAGTATTATTTAAATATGTTAAACATGTAAATATTGGATATGTATTTTTATTATTATCATAACATATTATATCTCTATGCATTCCAGAAGCATCAGAATTATTATTATTACTTAATCTAAATTTTGTATATTCTAAATTCCAATTTAATTTTTCATTAATTTTTTTTGTAAAAATATTATCAATAAATGATTTTAATAATATATAATTTATTAAATCATTATTTATACTTTTTTCAATTTCATATAATTCATTTTCATTTAATGCATTTTTTATAAGTATAAAACCATTATCATATAAAGTTTGATAATTTAGTGTATTCATAGATAATATAATATAATTATAAAATAATTTATAGACAAAACAATATATTTATTTATAAAAAAATGAATAATAATATATATATTAAATATTATTTATTATTATTAATACCATTAATTGTAAATGGTTTTAGTTCATTTTTTGCAACTAAACGGATAGTTAAAAATCCAATAAAAATGTGTTCAGTTGGATTGTCCTTTGGACAAAACTCTACTGACAGTCCTTATAGGGCTGTCAGTTCAAATTCTTATTTGGATAATATAAATATGAAGAATTTTATGAATAATTTTATAAAAAAAAATGATGTGAAAACAAATAATTTTATAAACACAACATTATTATCATCATCATCATCATCAGCAACGATTAAAACAAATAATTTATTTTTTAATACTTACTATGTTGATGATCTATTAATAGAAAAAAATTTAACTAGAATTATATTAAATCTTAGAAAAGGCAATAATTCATTATATTATATTAACAAAACAAATAATATTGAAACGATTAGTAACTCTGGTGAATTGTCAACTAAAATAATTAAAAATATAATATTTACAGATCTAAATAAAGTTATGAACAATAGTTTAGGAATTATTTATGACGAGAGCGAGGACGATATATAAATAGTTAATAATTTACGTTGTCTGATAATTATAAAATTAAATAATATATTGTTAAAAAATTTATATAAAATTATTTAATTTAAAGAAATTAATTAAACAGTTATTAATAAGATATTTACAATGAAATGTACTTTGCCACCAGGACGTTATTACATTGGAGATATTTGTTATGCTCTTAAAAATGATATATATGATGACATTTGGGGGGATGTATATGATTATTCAGATGGAAAATTTGAAGTAGATAATAGTGTATTTGCTGTTGCTGGTACAAAATATGGTGATGGTGGATATAAAGGAAGTAATGGATTTATATATGATGTTGATGCGGGTGTAATTGGTATGGTACATGAAAAATTAATGAAAATGGATCATTATGAAGGCGGTGGAACTATGCATACATTTACAGAAAATGTATCATTTTCATGCTATGATGGTTTATTTATAATAGAGAGTAACAATTTTTATTTAAAAATAAATACAGATAATGAAGAATAATTATTTTATATAAAATTATAAATAGTTAAAAAGATATTTATAATTCATTATATATAATAATGAATCTACCTAAGATAGATGAAATGATAATGAATCTACCTAAGATAGATGAAATGATAATAAATCTACCTAAGATAGATGAAAATAACAATTTTTTAACTATAAATGAAGAAATGTCATGTGAAGTTGCACTTGATGTATTAAAAAACAATATATCAAGTATAGAAATAATGCCTTATAATATAAGAGATAACGAGAATATAATGTTATATGTTGTTAATAAAGATGGTTTATTGATAATTCATGGTTCTCCAAGAATACAAAATACGAAATCTATAATTATTGCTGCAATTTTATCAAATAAGAAAGTTTTAGATTATGGGTATATAAATATAAATAATTTCAAAAATGACAATGATATATTGTATGCGGCAATACTTCAAGAACCAATACTAATAGCAAATTTTCCAGATAACAAATTTTTAGCTTTAAAGGCGATTAGCGAGGACTATACTGTATTTGATTTTATTTCTAATAATTTAAAAAAAGATAAAGATATAGTATTATATTCAATAATGAATGGTTTATCATTGAATTTTATTGAGAATGATTTAAAATATGATAAAGATATATTAAACGCCGCTTTATTGAAAGATGTAAATAATCATAAATTCTTACCTAATGATTTAAAAATAAATATATTAAAAAAAGGGCAACTTACAGACAATGAAGAATTCATGCTCGATATAGTTAATATAGACGGTATGTTATTAAAATATGGTTCAAATAATATAAAAACAAAGTATTCAATTATTGTTCCAGCATTGATAAATAACAAAGATGTTATTAATTTAGTTAATAAAAATGATACTTTAATTAATTTAATTTATCAAATTGAATACAATTATGAGAAATCATATTTAAAATTAAGAGATATAATTAAATATATTGATTATGTATCTAAAACAAAAAATTATAATAGATTATTAAATTTGTTATTAAAAAAATATAAGCATATTTGTTTAAAACTAATAAATAAAAAATATATAAATAATTTATAATTTATTGTTTTATTTGGTTGTTAAATACTTACAAAATTAGTTATATTTTTTGTAAATATGTTATTTTATTTATATCATCAACATCATGTATATTATAATAAGTCATAGTTATATATTATATTAATATATTATATATTATATTAATATATATATATTAATATGATTAATGATAGATTATTATTTGGATTTTATTCATGGAAAGGCAAACAACCAAATTTTAGAGATAGAACATTACCTACAGATCCTAGAGACGGGACTAATGAATTTAATCATATTAAAGACGCAGGAGAAATTGGTAAAAAAGTCATTAATCATTTAAAATCTAAATGTATTGACGATGGTGACAATACCGAATATTATAAAGGTATTAAATCATTTAAATTTGTACCAGTAGATGATTTAGATCCTAATGACATTAAAACAGTACAAGATATGATTAATTTAGCATATTATGTTAAATCTGATGAAAAAGAAATTTCATGGTCTAAACTTGCTGTATTACAAAAAAGAACAATAAGTGGTTATAGCGATGAAATATCAAAAAAAATATTAGATGATTTTGCAGCTGAACATAAAAAATTAGTAGAACAAACAGATGTTACACTATCAGATGAAATTAAACATTTATTAGAAATTCAAAGTAAACGAACATGCGAAAAAATACATACATTTGAAGGTCAAAAAGATACAGAAGTATCCGACAAACGTTTATTATTACAAGATTTATTAATACCTGGTGATAATAAACAATTTATATTATCTAGTATAGCTTTTGGAAAAACATTAAAAAATAATAATAAAATAATTATAAATCCATGGAATAGTAAATTTGATTGGGGTTATTATGTATTTAATATACAAATAAATAAAGCATCTACTAGTTGTATATTAAATAATAGTGGATGGTTGTTTCCATTGCGAATTATATTTGATAGTCATCCAAAAAGAATATATTATGAAAATCAATTTAAAGAAATTCAAAAAGATAATATTGAATATATCGGATTTTTTTTAATAAGATATAAATTTGATGAAACTGGCATTTCTGATTGTGAATACATAAATAATATTCAACATTTTAAAGCACATGAAAGCAAAGAACAATATTATGTAATGTTAGTATTTAAAAATACCAATGATGAAAAAAAAAGTGTATTAAAATATTTCTTGTTAAATTTTAGATGTAATTATGTTAGATGGGGTACTTTAGCAGAATGGCATAGATTTTTATTATATGAAATTAGACAATTGATGTGTATGCAAGCGTCTAATGATAAAATAAAATTTTATTTATTATTAAAAAAAAATAAAGATAAAGAAAATAAAGATATCACAGAAAAATGTAAATCACAATACGAAGATAAATCATTCAGATATGAGAAATATTATCCTCCATCTTTACGAAAATTATTAAATGGTGATAAAAAAAATTTTTTAGAGTGTTTT